AGTTAATGTAGGACAGTCACCTATTAAAGGTTTCACACCTACTGCTGCTACATTCAACTCTTCTACTGGTGCTCTTACATTAACAATAGGATCACATAGTTTAGCAGTTGGCACAAATATTAAGTTAGCACAACAATCTTTAACATTTACATGTGACATGGATGACCATGCCACAAAACATAGTTATCCTAGAGGTAACGATCCTGTACATAATGAGCCTATTGCTATTACTGCTGTTACTTCAGATTCTATTACTGTTAACGTAGGTACTACACCACAAGTTAACTATAATGTCCTTGGTGCTGCATTTAATCCTGCTGATGGTCATCTAAGTATGACACTTGACAGAAAGCATACTTTCAAGACTGAAAGTATTCACAGTGTTTCTGGTGCAGAATATAACGGTCAAACTGGTTTAATGAGATTAACCGTTGCAGATCATAATTTTGGTGAAGGAGACTTTGTTAAGATTGCTGACGGTGGAGTAAGTTTCACTTGCTCAATGGACAACTATGCTTCAGTTCATGCTTATCCTAGATCAACTGATCAGATGAGTGGTAAGTGGATGGCAGTGCAGAATGTATCCAAAGATCAGTTTGATGTACATGTAGGTAAGACACCTGCTATCCCATTCACAATTTCTGCTGCTGATTTTGACCCATCAACAGGTCTTATGAAGATGACCATTGGAGATCATGATTTAAGAGCTGGTAACAGTGTAAGATTAGCGAAAGAATCAATAGTACTTACATGTTATTTGGATGCTCATAATAGCACTCATGCTTATCCAAGATCTAATGGTAATGACCCATTCTATAATAAGCCTATCCCCATTCTATATGATGGATCACCTTTAACTGCTACATCTGGTACTTTCTATAATCCTACTACAGGTATTATGAGAATTACTACAGATACAGCACATGGATTGCAAGAAGGTAGTGAAGTTAAGTTTGCTCTTAATTCACTTGTATTCCGTTGTGATGAAGATGGTCAAGCAACTGATCACCCATATCCTCGTGCTGGTGATCCATATGCAAATAGATGGCAACGTGTATTAGGTAGTAACTTAACTGCTAATCAGTTTGAGGTACAAGTATTATCATATGCTCCTTCTACAAATACAACAACTCATGTATTCCAAGGTGCTACTGCAAATGGAATTAGTAAGAAAGATGGAACAATAACTCTTAACGTAGGTAACGGTGCTATCTCAGATCAGAGTGCACATATCTACATTCCTAATACTGGAATGACTCCAACTAATGTTAATCATAATCCTACTACAGGTGTTATGACTATCACTGTTGTTGGTCATGGAATGGAAGATGGCGATATGATTAAGATTGCTGATAATGGTATAGTTCTTACTTGTGCATTAGATGAGCATCAAACAACTCATGCATATCCTCGTCCTTCTGATCCTGCTTCAGGCACATGGTTAAAGATATCGGGTGTAACTGCTGAAACATTTGATGTCCAAGTACTTGGTGGAAATGCTCCACAAAGTGATACATCAACTCACTTATTCTCTAGTGCTATAGGTAACTGTATTACTAGAGCACAAGTTGTAAGTGGTGGTATTTACGATCATACCTATTCAACTTCTACTGTTGATTGTTTACGTCATGCTGGCGATAGTATAAGGTTAGCGGATGATGCATTAACATTCACATGTGGTGCTGATGGAAATGGAAGCAACCATACTTATCCTAGATCTGCTACTACACAGCATACACCAACTGATGTAACTTACAATCCTAGTATTGGACATCTTAAGTTTACAGTTCCTGATCATGGATTCCTACCTTATTCATATGTCAAGATTGCAGATAATTCTTTGACATTTACATGTAAGAAAGATAATGATGCAACTGACCACACATATCCAAGATCAACAGATCCTGTTTCTGGTAAGTGGGTAATGATTCATGATGTAAGTGCTAATACATTTACTGTTGAAGTATTAGATGTTATTCCATCTACAAATACTACAGTCCATTCAATTAGTAATATTGCTGCAAACTGTATTACACACAAGAAGGATCACTTCTATGATACAAATATTCCTATTTACGAAGTAGGTAAGTCATCTCATAGTCCTACAAATATCAGTTACAATCCTACTCATGGTTACATGCAAGTTACTATGAGTCAGAGTTTCTCTGATGCGACAAACATGTCACCAACTGGTGCTTCGTTTACTCCTACTACAGGTATTATGAGAATCAATCTTTCTGGTCATTCAGTTAAGAATGGAGATATGATACTTATCAATGAGGGAGCATTTGTATTCCGTTGTGATGAAGATGGTCAATCATCTGATCATGCATATCCAAGAGCAACAGACCCTGCAAGTAATAAGTGGTTGAAGGCATTTAACGTTGGTAGTAATTCATTCGATGTTAACGTTGGTAACTTCTTAGGTGAAGGTGCTATCTCTAACACTACAACTCATGTCTGCACAAACGTCGTTGGATCAGTTTATAAGGCAAATGACTATGTAATGTTTGACGAGAATGCAATTACATTCCAGTGCACTAAAGATAACAATGCAACTAATCATTCTTATCCTAGAAGATCAGATCCTACATTTGGAGATTGGTTACCTATCGCTAATGTAACAAATACTAGTTTCACTGTTTGGATTGGTAAGTCTGGTGTTAACGATGTTTACGATCATACATTTGTATCTTGTGCAAATAATGGAATGAAGAGACAGACTGGCACCATCACATTAGATGTTGGTAATGGTCAAATTACTAACCCAACTGCCCACTCATTTGTATCTGCTGCAAGTAATGCTGTAAGATCTGGTGGTGCTTATAATCATACATTCGTTGCATCAACTGAGAAGTATACTCCAACTACTGCTAACTACAATCCAACAACAGGTTGGATGACTCTAACAGTACCTAATCATGGATTCCTAGATGGTGAGAGTATCATGATTCAGACTAACTCCTTGGTATTCAACTGCCTAGCAGATAGTAACGCAACTGATCATGCATATCCTCGTGGTGGTGATCCTGCTAGTAACAGATGGTTAACAATCTATAACGTAACTGATGACACATTTGATGTTAAGGTACTTGATGAAACACCATCTACTAATCAAAGTCTTCACTTATTTAAGAGTGCTCTTTCTAATTGTATTACAAGAGCAACCGTAGCTACTGGTGGTAACTACAGTCATAAGTTTATTGCTCCTGCACAACTCACTCCAACGAATGCTACATATACTCCTTCTACAGGTATTATGACATTGACCATTTCTAATCATGGTATTAAGAATGGTGGTAGAGTTAAGGTGGAAGATGGATTCGTAACATTTACATGCACACAGGATAGTAATCAGACTAATCATTCATATCCTAGAGCATCCGATCCATTTAGTGATGAGTGGATGACAGTTAAGAATGTAACTAAGGATACATTTGATATTCAAGTATTATTCAACATACCTTCTTCTAACACTACAACTCATACATTTGTATCTGCTAGACCTCAGAGTGTAACTGTTGCAACTCTAATGAAGGGTAATGATAGTATTAAACTTGCTGCTAATGGATTAACATTTACATGCTCTAAAGATGGTAATTCTACTGATCATGTTTATCCAAGAGCATCAGATCCTGCATACAATAATTCACTTAGAATCATTGATGATGGTGTAACAAGACACACTCCAACTGCTGCTTCTTACACACCAGGAACAGGTGTGCTATCACTAACAGTATCCAAGCATGGATTCTCAAATGGAGACTACATTAAGATTGAAGATTATGCATTCTCCATGTCATGTGATATGGATAATGATTCTAGCAGTCATGCATATCCTAGAGGTACAGATCCTATCAGTGGTAAGTGGGTACAAATTTCTAACGTATCTACAGATGGTTTTGATGTTGAAGTAGGCACAACTGCTGCTGTTAGTTACACTCCAACTGATGCATCTTACGAACCAACAACAGGTGAGATGGAAGTTACCATTGGTAACCATGATCTTAAGGTTGGTCAAAGTGTCCAGATTGCTACAGGTGGTATAACCCTAGAATGTAGTCAGGATAGCTATGGATCTACACATGCATATCCAAGAAATACAATTGATAATTTCACACCTACTGATGCTGATTACAGTGGAGAGACAGGTTACTTAACAATCACATCTGCTGCTCATGGATTAGATAATGGATCACTTGTTAAGATTGATGACAATGCAATAACCTTGCGTTGCACAATGGACGGAAGTACCAGTGACAAGACTTATCCTAGATCTACTGACCCTGTAAGTGGTAAGTGGAAGCCTATTGAAAATGCTGCCACAGATACATTTGATATCTTCGTCGGTAAATCTGAATTCAAGAGTTTCGATCCTCAAAATGTAGACTATAATCCTTCTAACGGTAATATGGTAATTACTGTTGGTCCTGACCACGGTATTACAACTGCACACAGTGTTTATATTAACCGTGAATCAATGTGCTTTACTTGTGGGCAAGATTCCTACGGTAGTGATCACTTCTATCCACGTCCTAATGGTAGTGGTGGTGCAACAGGAGATGATCCTGCATACGCTGATGCTGTTTCTGTAACTGCTGTTAGTGATAGCACAATTACTGTTAACGTTGGTACTTCTTCTAACACTACGACTCACGTATTCAAACCTGCTGTAGGTAAGACACCAACTGGAATTTCATATAGTGGTGCTACTGGTCTTATGACTGTTACTATGGCAAGTCATGGAATGATAGATGGTGAGCAGATCATGTTTGAAGATAATTCATTGATCTTCACATGTGGTAAAGATGATCATGCTACTGAGCATGCTTATCCTAGACATGGAGATAATGCAAGTAATAAGTGGTTGACTATTGATAATGTAACAAATAATACATTTAGAGTCCAAGTATTAGATAAGATTCCTTCTACAAATACTTCTGCTCATACATTTAAGAGAGCAGTACCTGGTGCTGTTAAGAGAGGATCAATCAGAGCTGGTGGATCATTCACTCATAGTTTCCAATCATTTGCTTCTAACGGACTTAAGGCAAAGAGAGATAGATCATACGATCATGCTATTGAAATTAAGAAGGTAGGTCATGCTAAGTACTCTGCTAGTGGTGCTGCATACAATGCTGCTACTGGTGTATTGACACTGACAGTTGCTAACAACCCATTTGCTAATGGTGACCATGTAAGAATTGCTGACAATTCATTAGTAATGACTTGCGATATGGATAACAATGCAACTAATCATTCTTATCCAAGAGCAACAGACCCTTCATCAGGCAAGTGGTTAGAAATATCTGGTGTTTCTGGTAACAACTTTAATGTTAATGTCGGTACTACACCTCGTGCTAACTACCTAGTTTCTGCTGCTGATTATACACCTACTACAGGTGATATGGTATTAACTATCGGTAGTCACAGCTATAACGGTGGATCATCACATACAGTAACAGGTGCTAACTATAATCCTACAACTGGTGTAATGACAGTAACAGTTGCTGATCACGGATTCGTGATTGGTGACAGAGTTAAGTTTGATGATAATTCAATAACCTTCCGTTGTGATGAAGATGGTCAAGCATCTGATCACTCATATCCAAGATCTACTGACCCAGTTAGTGATAGGTGGTTGGATGTTACTAACATTACTACAGATACATTTGATGTTACTGTATTAGATTCAACTCCATCAAATAACACTACAACTCATGCATTCCAGTCTTCTGTCCCTAATGGTCTTAAGGTTGCTCATGAAGCAGTATACATTGAGAATCAATCATTAGTATTCAAGTGTCAAGCAGATAACTTTGGTAGTGAGCACAAATATCCTCGTGCTAATACACAGGGTGGTGCTACTGCTGATGATCCATTCTATGATGAGTCATGTCCTATAGTATCTTCAACTGCTAATACAATTACAGTGCATGTTGGTAAGTCAAGTAACACTACAACTCACCAATTTGTAAGATCTGAAAATGCATTTACTCCATCAACTGCATCTTATGTCCCAACAACAGGTGTGATGACAATTACACTTAATGGTCATCCATTTGAAAATGGAGATAAGGTACAACTTAAGAATGAGAGTTTCGTATTCCAGTGTCAGCAAGATAATTATAATAGTGATCATGCTTATCCAAGAGCACAAGATCCTGCTGCTAATGATTGGTTAACAATTTCCAATAAGCAGACAAATACATTTGATGTTAATGTAGGAGTTTCTTCTAATACTACAACTCACCAAATTGAAACTATTCAATCAGGTGCAGTTATCAGAGGTACAATCAGAGGTGGTGGTGAGTACACACACGCATATGTAAGTGCTACTGCTAATGGATTAGAGAAGAAGAATTCTACAATTACTGTTAACGTAGGATCTACAGTTAATGGTAACCATACACATAGATTTGCTTCTGCATCATCAGGTGCTATCACTGCTGGTGGTAACCATACTCATACATTTGAATCATTTAAGAATAACACATTACACAGACAGAGTGGTAAGATTACAATTGATGTAAATATCGCTGCTACTGCTGATCTATACGATCATACATTTGTAAGAGCATTACCTGGTGTTGTTATTGGTGGTGGTAATTATCAACATACCTTTATATCTGCTGAGGCAGGTGCTATATGGAAAGCACAAGATTATATTTCTATTAAGGATTATGCTTTATCATTTACATGTGATTTAGATGCTCATGGTACTGAGCACTTATATCCAAGACCTACTGACCATGCTCATAACGAATGGTTAGCAGTATCTAATGTGACTACAGATACTTTTGAAGTCCAAGTACTTAAGGGTGTCCCATCTACCTTCTTAGGATCACATACATTTAAGTCATGTATTGATGATGGTATTAAGATACAAAATGGTAAGATAAGAATTAACGTAGGTATATCACCTGCTGGTAATACCTATCAACATACATTTGTAAGTGCTAACTCTGGATGTATAATACAGGGTGGTAATTATAAGCATAACTTTGTAAGTGCACTTTCAAATTCTATTAACGTAGTTAATGATGGTACACAACTTACACCTACTGATGCATACTATGAGCCAACTACAGGTCAGTTAACTCTAACTGTTTCTGGTCACTCACTACGCACAGATGATGCTATAACAATTGACACTAATGGATTAACATTTACATGTAGTCAGGATGCTAACCAGACAAACCACGCATATCCTCGTGTGACAGATTATGCTGACGGTAAGATACTACCTGTCCAATCTGTAATGTCTTATGCATATCCATTCAGGACAGAATTAGCTTACTATCGTTCACGTAGAGTTGATCCTACTTACACAGGTAATGAAGGTTCTATTGTAGAAGGTGAAATTGGCACTCTAATGCAATTGGTAACAGATGCTATTAGTAGTCCTAATAGTATTGAAGGTAGATCCTATACACAACCTATATGTTGGCCCGTCAAGTATACACCAGATGTTGTTAAGAGAGATCTAACAATAACTTATGATAGTGCTGCTGGTGGAGATAATGAGAATGGCACATGGAATCAGACTTGCTCTGAAACTGCATCTGCTATTGCTACATTGTCTGATATTTACATTGAAACAATTAGTAAAGCAGCAAATGGTCAAGGTAATCATTTATCTACTATAAGCAAGACAAATGCATATAATAATAACAATGATTATCAAGAAGGTACATGTTATAACGTAACTTCAAACATTGATACATTGTTTGAAATTATGACTGATACCCTTGGTGCTGGTGCATACAATAGTAGATATGTTTCTAACATCATACTCTTTAATAAAGATAATATTGCTGGTAGAGCATTTGCTGACTGTCAAGCAAATTATCCAACTACCAATTTAACTATAGACTTTGCTAATGGTGTCGTTAAGGCATTACGTTATGATTTAGTTACTGGTGGTAATGCTGGAGCATTTAAATACTCACAAGATTGGTTTGATGGTGAAGGTAACTTCATAGCATTTACTAATGTAACTAGGACTCATATTCTATTCTGCTTAACTAAGATACGTGAATATTCTAAGAGTATAATTTATGATGCTGAAGCAACTGGTTGGAATTCATATGCTGTTTATATCCCAGAAACATTAGAGTGGAATAAGGAAGCTGCTGAGTTTATGATTGACACATCACTCAACCCACTTGAATATGCATTAGAAATGTCTCAGTATCCTACTGAATCAAGAGTAACATTCGTAGCATCTACTGATTGCACAAACAGAGTTACTAAGTATGAGATGGGTGTTGACTATAACACTGATCCTGATCTAGTAAGTCTAACACCTGAAGTTGATGTAGGATTTGACCGTGCTGAATATAGGATTAGAATTGAGCGTCCTAATAACTTCAGACGAGGGGATGTTCTTACATACATTCCTGCATCTGAGAATGCATTACAAGGTCTTACTAAGCAACCATACTTCTATGTGTTAACTGGTACTGCTCAATGGTTTGAAATTGGTGCTGAGCCAATTCACGATGGTAGATTTAGATTATTACAAGTAGATAAGTCTAACTCTGGATCTCAGATATTGGCAGTTGAAAGAAGAAGTGGTATTACAAGAACTGCTCCTACATATCCAACAGACAATTCAGCATGCCCAATCCAAGGTGGATTTAATGCTGCTGATGTTGTATACGGTAGCACATCTGGTGCTAATGCTGAGATTGCATCTGTCCTAGCAAATGAAGGTAAGATTTACAAACTCTATACTCATTATCCAACGGTTGCTGGTCAGACTGCTGGTGCTTACGATCAATTTAAGAATGGTGAGCAAGTTGCTGTTTCTGGTGCACCTGCTAACACAGGATATGTCCTACAGACATTAACACCTGATTCTGAAACTGGTGCATCTATAGTTAAATTAAATACTATTGCTGGTACCATCGCTGATGGAGATGTAATTGAAGGTCTTGATAGTGGTGCAGAACATACAGTCGGTCTTCCATCTGATAGATTCTTAATCAATGTTAAGAGTGGATCATTCGCTACAGGTGATTGGTTCTTCAGTAAGGTTGGATCCTTAGAAGGATACATGGAAAATTATGTAAGTAAGTCTGGATCACTAACAGGTAATGAAGGTGGTAGAATTACAATTGATGTTGAAACTTTAGAAGGGGCATGGACTCCTGGTGATGTTATTTACGGTAGTGTTACAGATTACATCTTAACCATTAAAGGTATCACTGGACAGCAACTTCAACTTAATCAGTGGATACATGGTACACAAACTCTAGAATTAAATCTAGGTGTAGCAATCATTGACACAGGTATTTCTGATACATTCAACGTAGGTGATGAAGTATCACTCCTACAAGGTACTGTGCAGAAGAATCCAGGATTTACTGCTGTAGTAACCAAGTATGTTAATGACACTGAAGCTGGAATCCATAAACTTTGGATTGCTAATTTGAATGATGTTGGTGTTGGTGCTCCTTTAACAGATCTAACTGCTGGTGGTAATAACATTGGTAAGATAGAAATAGGATCTAACTTCCCAACAATATATGCTGGTGTCCAAACATACACTGAGACCTCATATACATCTTACGCACAGGTAGTTGCTATAGAGCAACAAGGTATTACAGGTACAATCTGGGTACAGTCTGCTAATGGTAACTTCCTTGATAATATGACACTTAAGTCTGACTTTAACTGGGGTGCAGGTGTTTCTTCTGCTCGCACACTTGAAGGACGTGTTGACAGATACTTCAGAGGATTCGATGGCACTCAATCAACATTCGACTTAACCATTTCTAATGGTCAGGCATACTTCCCAGATCCTGCTGGACACTTACTTACATTTGTAAATGGTATCCTACAACCTCCAGGTGGTAATGCTTCTTATGTTGCATTCTCTGACAAGATACAATTCTCTGAGGCACCTGAAATTGGATCTGACTTTATTGGATACTATGTTGGTAAGTTACGTCAGTTAGATGATATCTCCTTCGAGTTTGACTCATTGAGATCTTCATTCAACCTTAAGCGTGGTGGATTATTCTACTCACTGACATTGACTGAAGGTGTTTCTTCTAACACTATACGTCCTGAGAATAACATTATCGTATCACTTAACGGTATTATTCAGGAACCTGGACTCGCATATGAGATCGTTGGTTCACGTATAATTTTCGCTGAAGTTCCACGTGCGGGATCAACTTTCGTTGGTTTCTCATACATTGGATCTGACGCAGACGTTATCGCAGCAACCGTTGTCCCACCAATTGAAGCTGGTGATAAATTAGACATTGAGGGTGAAGAATTTGCAAGAGAAGTTGCTCTAATTGAATCTTCTAACTCACTAATCACATTTGAATATACTGGATCTGTTAAAGGTAGAAATGCTCAGGCAATTTCTAACATAATATCTGGTCAAATCGTTAACGCAGTACTAACCAATCCTGGCGATGGTTACACAACACGTCCTAACGTGGATGTCATTTCATCTTCTGGATTTGATGGTAAGTTGAAAGCGTTGATGGGTATTACTAGAATTGATGTTAAGACACCTGGTGTTGGTTATGCTGCTCCTGTTGTCGCAATCGATAACGTAGTTCCAGATGATTTCGTACCACCTGTAGGTGGTCCAATTAATGGTGGATTTGACGTACTCGCTGGCGAAGGTAGCGAATACACAGGTGGTGGTGCTGGTGTTGATGCTGGTACTATTGCAATTACACAGGATCCAGTTAACGTAACTGTTAACCAAGGTCAGACTGCTGCATTCACAGTTGTCTCTACTGTAACTAATGATCAGACAATGAATTATCAGTGGCAGAAGAAGGAGTATGGTACACAAACTTGGGGTAACATCATTGGTGCTAACCAAGCAACATACAATACAAATGCAACACAACAGGCAGACGATGGTGACGAATATAGAGTCGCAATCACTGCTGCTGGTGCAACTCCAGTCTACTCATTATCCGCTATCTTAAGCGTCCAGACAGGTGCTACTGTAATCAGTAACTTCACACCGAATCTGATCTTTGACGACATCTAAATAAAAGTAAAACAATGGCAGCAACAGCTACCTATAATAACGCAACTAATGTAATCACAGTAGCATCGACTTTGCTCCCTGCTCCTGTGCTTACTGGTACGTTCCCTAACGATAATAACCCTAACACTATTCAGGAGAAGGATTGGGACCATGACTTCTTATACCGTGGAGGAACATTTGGAATTGCTCGCACATTTGATAATACTGGATATACGCACGATGGATTTGTTAGAAGAGTTACTATAAGTGCTAATGATTTAACTCTTTTTACTGGAAATGCTCCAGATATAAGAGCAGAAGATAATATATTTGTCAATTTTAGTGATGGATTGAAGCAAAAATTCGTATTTAAGAGCACTACATTCACTTCAATTGATGGTGAGTGTTGGTTATCTTCAGATACAACATTAGATTTCATTGTAGAAGAGCAAGCAACTACTCCTGTAAGTGGTACATGTCAATATTTTGATCAAAGAAACGGAAGAATTGCTACTCCACTAGGTAAAATTGGTATTGCTGGTAATGGAGTTGCCATTTTTAACCCTTCTGCTGGTACAGGACTCAACCCACCATCAGGTTTTAGTTGGGTTGCTGCTGGTGACCTACCTTTTGTTAGTTCTGGAGAGGATTCTTGTGGTGGACACCCCAATCAACAAGGAGTTTACCACTATCATGACCCACATTTCCTAGATTGTTGGAAAGCAGGGTCTGCAATGGCATCTTATAACGATTATTTTGGTGCAACTCAGTTTAATGGAGACAATATTCGTCATCCTGACGGTCATTCTAAGATAATTGGTATAGCATTTGATGGATTTCCCATCTATGGACCTTATGGATATAGCACACCATTCGATAATTTGAGTGGTACTAGGACAATGAGGACTTCATATGCAGTAAGAGACAGTGAAATAGCTGGGAGACCTGATTATGGGTCTACTACTGACAATCCTCCTGCTGGTACATTGATGGAGGACTATGAATATATTGAAGGGACAGGTGATTTAGATACTCATAATGGTAGATTCGCTATTACACCTGAATATCAAGATGGTACATACGCTTATTTTTTAACTGTTGATGAAACCAATGTAGATAACACTAAGTTTCCATATATTATGGGACTTACAACTAGAGAAACCATTGATACTAACTACACACAGGAGAATGTCTCTGAAGGTGGTGGTGGAGATGGTGGTGGAGGCGGTCCTTTACCTATATTATCATTTACATTACAACCACAGAATGCAACAATCAATGCTGGTCAAACTGCAACGTTTACAGTCCAGAAACTTGTCAGTCCAGAGGACGGACCTGTAGCATTCCAGTGGTATAGATCTACAGATGGTGGATTTGCCTTTGCTGCTATAACTGGAGCAACAACTAACTCATACTCAGTGACTGCATTGTCTTATATGACTGGGTATAGGTATCGTTGTAGGATCGCTGGACCTGTGGGAGCACCCGCAGCCGCAGACAACTCACCATTAGATTCAACAGCTGCAACTCTTACTGTTACTGGATCAGGTAGCGGTGGTAGCACAGATAATAGATTCGATAGTACTCAGTCTACTCTTGATTCTACATTACAAACTTATGATGGCACCTAAATAACACTGTAAAGACTACTATCATGGCAAAGCAAAACCTTAATATCGGATCATCGGCAAACGATGGGACTGGTGACAGTCTGAGAGATGGTGCTATCAAATTAAATAGCGTCATCGATGAATTGTACACCAATCTTGGTAATAATACCAATCTACAAATTAACGTAGGCACTCCGTCTACTGGACAACTACTTAAATGGAATGGTGCTCAGTTTGCTGAGGGAAATTTTGATGCTTTTTCTTCTGATGTAGATGTTAATGGTAATAAAATTGTATCAACAGCAAATGGTGACATAACTATCCAACCACATGGTAGTGGAGATATTAAGCTATGGGCTGGCGGTACGGGATCTGCTTTAACATACATCGATGGTGCTGATGGTAAGTTAAAATATACTAATGCTTTCCCTACTACTGGAGATCTTCCTGACAATGCAACTCATGAAGGTATGTTTGCGTATGTATCTGCTGATGGTGCTGCAAGATATGCAACAAGTGGTGGTTGGAAGAAAATTATAGGTGAAGATCATAGTATTGGTGATCTTACTGATGTAGATATGACTGTTGGAGGTGGACCTTCTGACGGACAGGTGATAAAATGGAACACTGCAACTAGCAATTGGGAACCTGCTAATGATGACTCATCAGGTGGGGGTGGTGGAGGCACTACTCAAAACTTATTTGAAACTATTAATGCTGACACTGGTACAACAACAGCATCTGCTGCTACAGACACATTAATATTCGCTGGTGGTACGAATATTTCCACCGCTATCACAGGAGATACCGTCACTATTACTATGACTGGTGCTCTTGGAGATGCCAACCAAAATGCTTACGGAATTATAGGAAGTGACTCAGGAAACAAAACCGCAGCCAGTGCAACTGCTACTATTAACCTCATTGGTGGGACTGGTGTTAGTACTGCTATCAATGGAGATAATCTCACAATTACTAATGACTCGCCAAATATAGCACAAAATATATTTGCTACTGTCACTGGTGATACTGGCACAACTACTGCTAACACTACAACAGATACATTAACTATTGCTGGTGGTACTGGAGTTACCACAGCAGTGTCTGGTGATACATTGACAATAAATGCTGATTCTGCACTGCCATCAGCTAATGGCAACGATAATATCATCTATAACGGATCTAGTTGGGATGCTGTAGAAAGTCCTACAATAGGATTTGATGTTACTTCTAATGGATCATCAGCATATAGATTTGCTGGTGGTGGTGTTAA